CTTGATGCCCTCAAGGGTTTTTAGCATCTGGTCTAGGTAACCTTCTTCAACCGTAGGTTTACTAGGTGTCAGTGCTTTTTCAGCTTCTTCATCGTCTGTAAAATAACCCGCTAGTATCTCATACATGCGGTCTACGGCACCTCGGTCATCAACTTGTTCATCAGGAGCATCAGGTGCACCTAGACCACCCTTAAATCGGCTAGCCTTTTGTACAGGTTGTTCCATGCTAAATTTATATTTATAGTCTGCCATGTTGTTACCTTATGCTACGATGTTAGCGACTACTGCGCCTACTGCTGTGGCTAGTGCTGCACTCTTAGAAGCTGCCGCCTCATCTGCTGAAGCCTCTTGACGCATTGTTTCAATAGCAATCTGTGTTGCACGATCTGCATTGTTGTTTGCAGTCTGGAATGCGTAGCTCATAGCATCACGTTCTTGCTGAACCTGTGCCTCGTATGCTGCCATTGTCATTTCATTCTCTGCTTTTGCTGCATCACGGTTAGCTTGGTTGATAGCCGCTGTCTCAGCTAGTGCAATGTCCTGCGCCCACTTAGCGTTAGCTTGTTCTACTACAAGTGCTTGTGATGCATTAAACTCTGCACGGCGGTTAGCTTGTTCCTTGTTGAACATAGATACAGCATTAGCTTGCTCTGCATTGAATTTCTCCATAGCGTTCTTCTGATCAACATTGAACTGTTGTACCTGTGAAATCAAGCTATCGTAGAACTGGTTAGTCTGGTTCTCTGATGTAGCATTGAACTGTGCAGCAGCATTGACAGCAGCAGAGTCAGACAAGATAGACTGAATAACACCCTCTGTCTTGAACATTGCTACTTGTTGCTTAGCGTCAAACTCTTTCATGTCAAACTGCAAGAATGCATTAGCACGTTGTACTGCAGCCTCTTGTCGGTTATTCAAGTTGGCTAGCTCTACCTGTGACATAGCTGCAGCATCAGCTAGAAGCTTAGCATTCTTAGCGTCTAGGTTAGCCAAGTCTACAGAGTTAGCTAGTCGTGCATTCTCTAGGCTGATCTGTACTTCTGCATTAAAGTTCTGATTAGCAATGTCTGCAATACGTGCAGCATTCTGTACACGTGTCTGGAACTCTTGGTCAAACTCTATACCCAAGAACTTAGCACGTTGCTCAGCCTTAAGCATAGCTGTCTGTTGACGGTTAGACAGGTTCTGTGCTTCAAACTGTGCTACTGTCTGTGCATCAGCCATAGCGATAGGCATTGCAGATTCCATAGCAGCTTGTAGTACTGCCTGACCTGCCATGCTAGACGCACCTAGACCACGTGCAGCCATGGTAGCGTTAGCAGCACGAATAGCACCTGCAGCCCATGAAGGTACTTGGCCTCCCTCGAACTGCTCTTGTAGTTTAGTAAGCTGCCCAGCTACTGTAGCATCTGTAGAGGGTGTACCTGTAGCAGCTTCAAAGTTTAGTGCTTCTGCTTCAAGGCGGCCCATGTCTACAGTCGAGCCTTCAATCATCTCACCTTCTTGTACAGTACGTAACTGAGGTGCCTGTACCTGTGTAGCTTCCTCAATCTGTGCTGCAGTTAAGCCTAGCTGAGATAGCTGTGTAGCATCCATAGTCTGTGCTTCAGCTAGTGCATCTTCTGCTGGCTTGCCTGTTGTAGCTACAAGTTTATCTAGTGTATCCTGAATACGTGCAGCAGTCTCTTCTGCAGTATACGTAGCAGCTTCTTTACGTTCTGGCTCTTTTACGTCACCTGCAATAGCAGCTTTAACTGTGTCAGCCGTAGCAGCAGTACCTGCTTGTCCAGTACCTGCAGCAATACTACCTGCTTCACGTTGTGCCCCACTAACGGTAGCAACATCTGCACGTGCCACTTGACCACTAGGATCAGCTTCAAAGTCAGACATAGCTTCTTGACGCTGTTGTTGACGTTCTGCTGCAGCACGTTGTTGTGCCTGTGTTAGACCTGCATTAGCCTGGTTTAGCTTAATGTTTTCATCAGCGATAAACTCTTCAAGTACACTACGGCGAGGATCATCAGGCTCTAGACCTGCCAACTCATTGTTGTACTGCTGAATAAGGTTTTGACTTACAGAGACCTGACGTTGTGCTGCATCTACTGTTTCATATACAGGTGCATCTGTAGTAGTTTCAGCAGTGCCTGACTGGTATTGCTTGTACTGATCTAGTTGTTGTTGATAAATCTGCTCTGCAGCAGTCTTCTCTTCTTCAGTCACAACATTCTTAGCTGCAGGGATAGCTACGTTAAGAGCATCAGCACGGCCTTGTGCTTGGTTTTCGTAGCGATACCCTGTCTTAACTTCTGTGCCATCGTCGTACACGATAGTATAGTAGTTGCCATCTTTACGAAGTTGATACTTACTAGGGTCTGCTACCTCAGTGAGTGTCTGTGCTGTAGTCTTAGCCCAGCTTGTATCGTTATTGTTAAAGTCTTGACCTTCAAGCGCTGCATCAATCGCTGAACCTGCATCGGTATACATGTTCTCTGGTGAAGTAGGTAGACCTTGTGATGGATCGTATGTAGGGGGTTCCACAGGCAATGTAGGTTGACCATACCCAGGTGTGTCAATCACAGGCTGCGATGGCATACGCATATCAGGTGTACGAATTGTAGTGTCACCTGTTTCAACTGGTCTTGTAGTACTCTGAATAGGTTTTGTAGGCAGTTGCGGTTGAGTACCTGCATATGGCTGTATTGTTGCTCCCGTAGCAGTATTAGTTGTCTGACCTTTGTTAGCGTAGTACGCATCTAATGCTGTGTTATACGGTTGTGAATAACCACCTTGAGCATCTTTAATGTAATACTTACCGCCTTTACCGACAACAATACCCCCTTCTTGCATAGCCATCTGTGGGCCACCCTCGACACGTGCCTTAGCCATCTCTGCATACTTGCCCATCATAGACGCAGCTTTAGGGCTGGACATCATGAACTTATTCATGTCATCCTGCTGCGCTGGGCCTGTGTAACCCATCTTAGATAGCAATGTCTGTTGTTGCTGTGGTGTGAAACCACCAAACGTCTTTGCCATTATTGTTATTCCTTAAGTTTTAAAAGATAGAGTATGGCTTTTTATGCATACTAGTTGTAACGGATTACACTACAAAAGTCAAGGCTTTGTAGGCCAATCATCGTCACCCAAGTTGGGCCAGTTAGCGTGTGCTGTGATGTCACGCAGAGCCTGACGGTAGTCTGTCTGAGCTTGTGTCATAGTGTTGTCTGATGCACCCCACCAGTCTGTGTCCGACAGTAGACCGTCACGCTTGGCACGATTTGTTGATGCAGACTGACTGTCATATTCTGTAATTTCATCAGATGTTTTGTCAGTAACAGTCCATCTAATCGTCCAGACACTATTTACTAATACGGGTGTTGAATCTTGTGTGACTTTTTGTGTGCGTTCTGTGTAGCTAGGAAAAGATTCTACTACTACAGGATATACACCCCAATCTTCTAACATTGCATCAGGGATGCGCTTTGGGAATGATGTCTCTGGATTGTCACGGCGTAGTTGCCCTACGGAATAGGGGTATGTATCTACGTTTCCGTTTGTGATTTTAACGTACATTATATTGTCCTTATAAATTACTTAAAGTGTCTTCTGTCCAACTTCCATTTGTTTCAGTAAACGTTTCTGATCCTGTTACAATAGTATCTCCGCTGATACTAAGATTTGTGGTGTTTGCGCTTGAAGTTGGTTTAGAAGTACTTGTTATGTCTGCAGTTGCAGTTGAAATAGTTATTCCGTTGTAAGTACCTGAAACAGACAAGTCAGGAGGAAGTTTAAATAAAGCCATGCCATCAACGTCACCATCTTGAAGTGAAACGTATACATTACCTGCTGAATCGGTACATATATTTTTATAAAACTTTTCTAGGAAATTTCCTGAAGAGGATATTTGATACCTTCCTTGCATAGCTAGGCTTGTATTAAACTTTACGATGTCAAAACTATCGTTTCCACTTCCTGTAATAGCCCATACGTTTCCATTAGTACTATCATACCACACACGCCTAAAGTCATTATATTTAGACGTATAAGTACTTGCAGGTATAGTACGTTGTGCGCCCGTTCCTCCCGAACTAGGATACAACTGCTGTATCCATGCGTGATTTCCACCGTCTACCATTTGACCACAAACGTAAAGGCTATTAGAAACACCATGTGCATCATAGGCATATACATCAGCACCTGACCTGTTAATTTTTTTTCTGTAGTTAGGCAAAAAGATATTTCCAGAGTCTAACTGAACAAAAATAACAGATGAATCAGACTCATATAAATTTAAAACAGCATGCCAATCTCCGTTTCGCATATGTGTTCCTGCGATAGTAACTTCATCTCCACCATAATTTAATAGAACATCATCATTTTTACTGCCTGTTGTAGTAAGCTCTTGTAAGTGAGCATTTTGACCTCTTTGTGTATCATATGTAACATAAGATACTGTAGGGTAATCGTTAGCAGAATCTATAGTAATATTACCAAAATATAAATCGTTGTAGAAGTCAGTAATACCATTTTGATAGGTGTAAGCAGAATCTTTTGTCCAAGTTATACTACCATCACTTGTATCAAATTTAGTTATGTGTAAGTCTTGTCCTGTGTTACTATTAGCTAAATAATATCCATTTCCTGCAACATATAGGTTGTCATTGTCATCCATAACACACCTAAAGTTTCTGACAGTAGATGGTGAATTGCTACTACGTTGAGTTTTAAAGTATTGATTTACACCTTCTGTATCAAACTTAGCAACAAACCCATCTGTAGAACCTGAAGAACCACGAGTAAGTCCAACAACATATATATTATCAGAGCTATCTACAGCAAGGTCACGAGGATTTATAAATCTAGACGTGACATTATAGTAACCCTGAAGAATCCAAAAAGATTCTCCTCCAGAACCAGAAGCAGCAAGCATTGTTTTTTTAAAATGCATTTACCTTACCCCATTGCCTGACCAGCCGTGAAGCCATACCAAGTTGTACCACCATCGTTGGTCATAAACACAAATATGTCTACCGCATCATTATCTGTACTTAGTGTCGGTGCTTCTGATCCTGCC